CAAACTTGACGTTATGCCCAATCTTAACTAGCGACTGGTCGAAGAAAATTGGTTTAAGAGCCTTAAAGACTTCCGCTCGTGACAACTGCTCAGGGGGATCGCTAAACCTAGCCGGAATGTGGTACTTACCCTTCGCCATCGACTCTTCGCCGCTCTTAAGTATCTTGCGATACCCAGAGGGTGGCACGGTAGCACCATCACCACGTTCCTCTGGCACTATGACCTCACCACACGGGTGGCCTACCGGGATGGCCCACGACGTACCGTTTGTGGCAATACCCAACCAGATGACCTCGTTGCGCTTGGGGTCCAAGGCGATGTTCTTAAGCATCGCCTGCTCCTTGGTTGCACGCACACGGGAAACCATTACGTCCGTAGCGGAGGCCAGAGTCTTGACGTGCTCCTCAACCTGCCTGTCCACTTGCTCAGTCAGGTCAGGGTGGTGGGCCAGCACCCCCACGGTCTCCACGTCAAACGCAAAGGACCCATGGGTGATGACGGCCTCAACCAGCCCGCGTACCTCGTCTATTGACGAAATAAAGTGGGAGCCGGGGCGAAAGGAGGGGAAAAGACCCCGACCCCCACTAGTGCTTTTAGACCGCTCCAACGTCTTCATTGACCAGAGCAACCATGTCGTCGTAAGACGGAACTCGCATGATGTCGGCGTCATACGCCTTAGCCTCTGCCTGCTCCAGAGACTCTGGCGTCAGGGGAATGATACTCCACTCGTCGCTGAGGTCTCGCTCCTTGATGAGCAGGTGGTTGTACTGGGTCTGTGGCCCTGTACCGCTTCGGCTGACTGCCCAGTAGTGCTTGGACAGGGGGCCCTGCCGGTCGTCCTCGTTGAAGTTCCTCAGAGTGGCGATGACCCGGGTACCCGCCTCATATGAGCGGAGAGCCGATTCCTCACCACGCTCTAGAAGGAGCACGTTGAAGGCAAACAGGGGGCGAGGGCGGTTACCCGCATCGCACAGAGGACAGCCCCGGTCGTCCATACCCTCACGACAGACAAAGGACTTCTGCCCGGGACGGTTGACCCAGTGCTGCCTCCACGAGGCGTACGGGGCGTCCTGTAGAAACTTGATGAGCACAGGATCATTGCCGGTCTTCAGGCGGACGGCATAGTTGGCGTCCTCCCGCTTGAGGGTATCTACAGCACCCCAGCCCGACCTGATGATCTTTCGCACTTCTGGCTGGGGGGTTTCCTCAGCAGTCGCAACGTCATATTCTATTGGCATATTCTTCTCTCATCTCTCTCGTTACACCGGCCAGTTGGCTGCGGTGTGTTTCTTGAAGCCGTCCCAATCGGCTTCTCTTTGGTTGTCGAGATTGAACCTCTCGACGGCGGTGAGCAGAAACTCGACCTGCTCCCGACTGTAGAGACGACGGCCCTTGGGCACGACGCCGGGAATCTGTTCGCCCTTGGGGGCAGGTGTGCGGTAGTTGGCATGTGGTATCCATCCGTTCCTCTCCCACATCCTAATCGTCACGGCCTTGCGATGCAACAACCGTGCCAGTTCACCGATGGGGAAGAACTCCCGCAGTTCGCCGTGTACCTTGTAGTACTTGGGTTTGGCGTCTGAAAGCGCACTATCAAATCGAGACTTCGGAATAGGGCTATCTTCCCGATTTCGCGGGGGGGTACTACCCGGATAATCAAGTTCCTCGGAGTCATCATCCAGCAGGTCGGAGTGGTCTCTCTCCATGAGGTGTTGGAAGTACGTGGTTGGTTTCATAGTTTGAATGCCCATGTCACTTTCTCTATGTAGAAGCGTTCTATTTCCTCACGGACTTTAGAATCGTCCCATGCGAGGGCCAACACTTTGTCCTCACTCAGAAGTTCAACTACCTCACTAACCTCATCCCATAGGCCGGTGGCTCTAGCCCACTCCTCACACTCTGCTGCATCGAATGTCTTGCTAACCCTACGCTCACGCTTCAGTTTGTAGTCACCGATCTCATACCACAGGTGACCGTTGTCCCCTTCGTAACCCTCGGAATCCACGAGGTCACTGAGTTCCTTCTTTAAAGCGTCGGCCCTATGCTTGGAGGAATCGGCCAACTTCTTGGCACCTTTGTATTCCTCCACCAGTCTCAGGTTGTACATACTTTCGTCTCTCACAGTCCACTCACAATCTTCCATTACACTTCTGCTGATGACAGAAAGTCGGATAGGGAGCCCAAAGTGATCTCGTACTGACCACGGGCGTCGTAACCCTTGTCAATGAAGGCCCGGTTGATGAGGCGCTTCTCTTGGAGCATATCGTACTGCCTCTCCTCGATGCTGCCCCGCATGACAAAGGACGTGATCGTGACGTGAGGGAACTCAGAGGACAGCCTGATGATGCGTGACTCACGTTGATCCAACTTACCTGCCGACCATGGCAGGTCATAACTTATCAGATGGTTAGCCATTGGAAGGTCGACTCCGTACCCCCCAGCGTCAGAGGACAGGAACACCCTCACGTCGGGGTCGGTACCGAACCTGCGCTTCGACTGCTCCTTGTCGTGGGCCGACATGCCCCCCATGAAGGTTGTGCATTTGGTAGCCCCGGACAGTGCGATCTCCAGCAACCGTAGGTTCTGTCTAAAGAAGGAAAAGATCACCACCTTGTTGGCTGGATCTTCGTCAAGGATTCCCTTGACGTACTCCACAACTGCATCCAACTTGGGAGACTTGGTCAATGACTTAAGCCACCCCGCCTGTACAATGTGATCGGCATACGCACTACCTTTGTCATCTGTCTCGTTGAACAGACGGGCGGAGGCACGAACCAACTCGGGATTGTCGCACAACATTCTGAGCACGGTCATGCGGGACATGATCTCTCCCTGAGCCTCGCCACCCATGGAGTTGTAGTGTCTCCACAGATCAAAGCCACGTCCCACCTTCCCAATGGCCTCGTTGATCTTCCCAAGCAGGTCGGAGGTAACCATACGGTATGTCTTGGCACCAGACACATCGAAGGAGACTGGCACCACCTTAGTGATTAGTTCAGGCAACTGGTCCTGAATGTCCTCCCTAGTCTTACGGTACATCACGTCGCTGAGACTCTCATGGAGATGGTTTAAGTTGCGGTATCTTATTGGTTTGCCCCACCTATCCCTTACGATGAAGGTGCGATCAAACAGGTCGAAGCGTCCCAGAATGGTTGGATCAACAAACTCCATGATGGAGAACAGTTCTTCGGGGCGGTTCTCAATGGGCTGACCGGTGAGTGCGTAACGGTACGGTGACCTCTTGCCTATCTTCTTCAGGAAACGGGACCTCTTAGCAGCAGGCGACTTGATTAGGGTGGCCTCGTCTATGACGATAGCATCAATGCGTATCCTATTTAAATACCTAACGTCATTCTGTAGCATCTCTGCGTTAACAACCACATACTGACAGGAGATGGCTGCTCGCCACAGGGTCTCTCTAGACTTGGGAGGCCCGTCTATCACAACGACACGGGACGACGTGAACTTCTTTATCTCCGACAACCACTGGTACTTCAATGAGGCAGGCACGACCAGCAGGGCGCGAGTGATGTCATCCCTCTTTAGCAGGGTCTCCAAGACAGCCAATGTGGTAGGGGTCTTACCCGATCCCATGACCATACACAGCATCATCTGACCACGGTCGCTCATCAGATCGTGGGCTTCTTCTTGGAAGGGGTACAGCGTCCCGATGAATGCCATCAAACCCACCAAGGTATCGCGGAGGCTTTAGTAACAGCCTCTTCGATCTCATCGCTCGTCATCTCGCCAATGTCTTTCGCATTCGTATGTGAGTAGCGCAGGTAGGAGATACCACCACGGGGACGAGGGCACGCAGCATAAACCCTCTTAGCAGCAGTAATCCCTGCTTCGTCGTTATCTAACGCTATCACTATTATATCAGCACGGGCTGACATAAGACTCATCTGAGCATGGCTGACATGGGCACCAAACGAGGCCAAACCCCCCACCCCAATGCCTAGACGGGCGGACGCCATGCGTACAACATCGAGCGGTGACTCAACCAGAATCGCAGTGTGTGCCCTGAACCGGTCCAGCCCGAACAGGGTCCTAGACTTGTTCACTCCAACGGGGACGTTCCTGAAGTAACCCTTACCCTTCGCCTGCCACCCCCACAGTTCTCCAGAAGGAGAAACAATCGGGACGATCCAGTGCCGTGGTTCTGGGTCCCAGCGGAGCCCGTACCGATGGGCAGTGTTCTCGTCTATACCCCTGCTCTTTAGCAACTGCTCTGGTACCGGTTGGAACCTCCGGTAGGCACCAACGTCAGCCTTGGGGATGAATACCTCCTCGTCGCCGCCCTTGGACTTCAGAGACTCCAACCCGCTCTCGATTATGAACTGGTTAAGCATCATGGCCTCGTCGCTACTGACCGAAAGGCGTAAGGCTAGTTGAGTCAAGTTGCCCGTGGCACCGCAGGCATAGCAGATCCACAGACCTGTGGTAACCGGCATGGAC